ACAGCTTGCTCAGATTGAAAGAAAAAGTACAGAACCGATTGCTTTTCATGTTGAAGGAGGCAATCCGGGATGTATGCAGCTTATGATAAGCAATGCTCTGCGGAATGAAGAAAAGATGGTTCTTTGGTATTTTGCGCACGTTCATGCGCGGGTGCAGCGCACGCTTGATGCTTCTTCGGACGTCGTTCGTAAATTCGGTATCCGCGAGGGTCGACTGCAGCGCCGCCTCCATGGGAGAGTTGGAGTAAGCGCTCAAGAGATCCTGATCGAGCGTCTCGTAGAAGAAGGTGGGGTAGTCGAGCAGGGTATCGAGCCCGTTCAGGCGCTGGTGCGGCGCGGTAACGCCGGTGTCATCCTCGTAGAACTCAATCTGCGTGGTGCTGATTGGGACCAACCGATTGGGCACTCTCGACTTGTCCAAAACGAGCTCAAGCGCGCACGAACCGTAGAGTCTGAGCTCAAGGCAGAGCTGCTCTGCCAGGGCGTTGATGCCTGAGACCCCTGAAAACCCAGTCGTGTAATCCGTCAGGTAATCGAACCTCGACAGAAGCGACTGCACCAACTTGGTGGCGTCCGGGTTGATCGTCCCGTCCAGGTTCCGCGCCACAGCCTTAAATCCGCTGGTCACCACCAGGCGCTGGTAGGCGTAAACGCTCGCCGACAGGTCAGGGGAAACCTGCGCGAGATCGTGAATGGTGCTCTTGGTAGAGGTGCCGTTGCGCAGCGTCAGGATGTCAAGGTTTGCGGTGCGCCTGTCCGTGGACATGAGGCGCTGTTCGCCCTTGGATGTGCTCGTTCGCTTGGAGAACGACTGCTGAGCCTGTGGCTTGTTCGGGACTTTCGGGTCGACGACAGGCGGCAGGCTTGCCGCCGCCTGGTGGCCGGCACGAGTGAAGAAGGATTTAATGGTCTCGAACATCCCGAGAATACTGGGAGGGGTCCGAAAAAAAGTCAATCCCTAGTGGCTTGCCTTGAGCTTGAAGGCTCTGAGGATGGGTGCCACCGAACTACCCACCAACGCAAGGCCTCTCATTTGGTTGGCTACGGTCGCGTACAGGAGGCTGTGGTGGTAATGGTCCTGTCCCCCGCTGGACTTCTGCCAGTTGGCGGCCATCTCCCCTCCGCGCAGAGTAGGGGTCGCACGCTTCATGTCCATGAGGTGCGACCTGAACAACCCCCAGTCCTCGTTGCGCTTAACCCAGACCTTGCCTGCACGAATGTCAGAGAGCAATTGATCGAACATAGCGTTGCGGTTGATAGACACCTGTCGCAGGGCGCCTAGGGCCGCCTGCGGGTCGGCATCCCGCTGCTTGACGTCGAACAATTCGAGGCCCGCCCTCACCACATAGGTGGCCGCGTACAGGTTTGGGTCCCTCTCGGAGATCGAGATAAGCATATCGCTATACGGCTGGAGGTCACTCACCACCACGCTGATGTTGTACATCGCCTTCAGCTCGAAGTAGCGGTCCTTAAACCTGGCCAGCGGGATTCTCTCGAAGTGCACCACACCCATACGCATGTCCGACCCCATTCCCGAGATCACGACATGACACATGTGACCAAGATCCACCCCCATGGTGTGGGAGTGGTACTGTGACCCCATTCCGTCGACGACCATCCGGTCAAGGTCTTCATCGACCAGCCCGTCCGCCGCCTCACTACTCACTTCTCCGAGGTGGAAGTTGGAAAATTGGGAGGGGCGAAGGTACTTGGTGCTTACCGACACGAGTGAGTGCACAGGGATGAAGTCGGGAGCGTCGAACGGGCTGATTGAGTACCCTGCGCAGATGTGGTTTTGCTCAGGGTTCTCGCACACCCACTCTCGAAACTCTGGCTGCAGAGACGGCTGTTTGCCACAATGCGGGCAGTGAACCGCTGCTTCCATATACCGAAGACCAACAAGGTTCGACTTGGTGATGTCCCTCAGACTCCCGGAGTATCCAGGGATCTTCACGTCATTCCAGTACGTTGGCCAGAATCGATGGCCGCAGTGAGAACATCTCACGAAATTGAAATGCCGGCGGGACTCTTTGAACGCCTTGTCGATAGGGCCGTTAGGTGTCGTTGGTGTGCTCAATTGAATGCGAATCTTCCACTTGCTGTGGGTTAGGCGGCCAGACATCATCTCGACGATGTTGGGGTCTGAGAAGTCCACCTCGTCTGTGATAACGCAGTCCGCTGCTACAGAAATTGCGGCGTTAGACCCAGTGCTGCCACGCATATAGAGGAAGTTATTTGGTCCAAGCTGCTTGGACTCCGCGCTGTCTAGTTCTCCTCTAATTGCATTTCTCAGTGTAGGGGACTGCTGGATCACCGTGTCCAGCCTGGTCTTTGTGTATAGGGACGCGAGTGTCGCCGTTGGCAGTGTGTAGATCAGGCTGAAGTTTGGAATCATCGTTACCAGGCCAAGAGCCATGCGCAGACTTAGCTCAGACATACCTACCTGGCTTGGCTTCTTAAGACAGATCTCCTGCGACTGGTCCAGCATGATGCGCTCTTGGTATTCGTGCCCTTTGGTGGAAAACGGGCGCCCGTTCAGGTATGTCTCTGTGCAGACCCACTTAAGTAGGTCCGCCCTCGTGTACTGGTTAGTGGTGGATGCCCGCAGGCGCTGCAGGTGCTGTGTCGCCATTTCATCCATGGCAGCCCCCAAGCTCCTTCTCGTACCTGTCAAAGAACGCTTCCTGAGCCCTTGCCGGGAGCGTCTGAACGCACTCAACCAAGATGCTCTCGATCTTTTTCAGCCTTTCGCTCGTGAACAGGTCGTTTTGCACCTTCACCAGATTCATCAAAGACGTACTCAGGCTCGACGCGCACTGGGCGATCTGATTTGCCGGGGTTTGGCCGGCATCGTTCATCACGCGCTGCTGCAGGGCCTGAAGAGCCTGAGTCTGCAACACCAACTCCCTAGTCAGATCAAGGTCTTTTAGGCCCTTTACCGGCAGCCTCGAGTCAATCTGAGACCTCAGATCAAGGAGTTCGTCCAGTGACATCGCGTCAAGGCCCTGCGCCGCCGGAGCAGGCGCGTCAGGGTCCTCCAAAAACGGGTCAAACACAGCCACTTTCCTCTAAAACAGGGGCGAAAACCTTCTCGAGGACTGAGTCTGGGAACGCTCGGACGTACCCCCACTTGCCATCCGGGACTCTTTGCGCCTGCTCGCCGCGCTTAATCATCTCCCTCAAGGCGTCGCGAGTTAATTCGCCCTGCGCTACGACTGACAGCGTAATTCCGTAGTCGCTTGCGTAGTCGTTGATTGTCCTGACCTCATCCTGGCAGTCACAACCCTCACAACTGCCACATCCCGCCTCTTCAAGGGCAGCTTTTGCACGGTTGATACCGTCCTTTGCGCGGCGCAGGTTGTCTGTGTGGATCAGCAGGTCATGGGTGGCTTTGAGCTCGGGGTCGAAAAATACGTGTGTCATTTTGAGGTCCTTTGGTTACAGAGTTTCGAAGACTTGTTCAAGGATCGACTCGTGGTATGCGTTAACCTTCCCCCACACATGATCCTTCACCGACCCCACGTCGACACCTGACTCCCGAGAAACGCGGGCAGCGACCCGCCCGAGCTTTGAGGCGGCCTGGTCATCCACACGCACACCAAGGATGTTGGCGTAAGCCTTGATGGAGTAGAACTGTGGGTCTTGAGCCCCCACCACTGCTGCCACCTGCTCGACGCGCGCGGACGTAGCGCTGATGAGGCTTGTTGCCGTCTGAAGTTGGGATGCAAGCTCTTTTTGCTGCTGCTCCAGCTTGTCGTACTGGATCGCCTGTTGGACGATCATGTTCATGATGGGGTTGGAGAGTGTTCCGTAGAAGCCAGTCTTGCGAATGCTCGGAAGTACTTCGCTGGTTACCCACTTCTTGAACCGACGCGCCTCTGGTTTTCGGCTGCCAAGAGTGAGGCTGAACATGCCCGACTCGCTTACCAGGTTCACGTTGTCGTTGCCCCTGGTCAAGCCCTCGATTGAATCTAGGGCTTGCTCGTCCGAGTCAAGTCTCTTCAGTGCGTCCGTTGGGTTGCCTATGGTCAGTGCCGCGCACACATCCGCAGCGACGAACCAAGGCTCGCCGTTACGGGTTACAACACGTACTGGATGATCGTCGAACTGAAAGTTCGACACAGGGTTGACGATTTCGCTCGTCAGGGCGTTTCTGGGGGTGTTTTGCACACTCTTCTCCATTACGCGCCTGGATCAGGAGCCTCAAGCGGGGCTTGTTGACGGACCTCAGCAGTTAAGGCAGGCCCCTGATCCAGGCTGACTACTCACCACCGTCAAGTGGTGGAGGGGAGCCTATCACGATATTTGAGGGGATCGTTATCGTCGTGCCTTGTCAAGGCACAGGCTCGCGAGTAGGGCTGAGCATACGTGTGGGAACCCCCTGTTCAGCACAGACTCCTGGATAGCCCTACTGGCCAGTTCCGGCCCCAGGGTCGAGTCCCCTGCAGCAACCCTCATGGCCACCTCTAGCTCCATGAAACAGCCAACAACTGACAACATGCCAGGGACCCAAGTTGGGTCGTCTTTGTGGGTTTCGTAAATGTCTTGGACATTCATACAGGGGCCTCCAGCAGATGCGCCTTCGGGCGGTCACCGAGCCTCGCCTGCATCTGCTCTAAGGTCTCCGGCGGGTTCGGGTCGTGCTTGTACGTCATCCGGTAGTAAGAGGCAATCTCCTTGTCCGTCCAGCCACGCTCGATCAAGGACAGCGAGGACTTGTCTTTGCTCAGCAGGCGCAGGTTGCCTTCCTCGTCTGTCCAGTAGTCCGTCAGAAAACTCTTGACGGCATTGATGATGGGGTCAAGGACGGTTGGGCTAATTGGGCGGAACTTGTGCTGCATCCGCTCCACCATCTTGTGCTCAATAACCCAACGCACGCTGCGGCGTTCGGAGACAGCGGCGTGGTAGCGCAGCTCCCGGTAGATCGGCGTTGTAAGGAATGGTCTCAAGGACTCTTGTTTCTTGAACTCCTTCTCGACCTTGATGAAGTACTCGCGTACTTCAAAGCCCCTGTCGGTGTTTGACATCATTGCGACGTGTTTCGCGGTGTCAACGGTGAAGAAGTACTCCATTGAGTCGAACTGACCGCCTACCCCTTTTTGGGGGTAGGTACCGTAGTCTCGACCCTCAACGAGTCTCGCGCGGCGGATTTGGGCCTTCACCCAGTCGCTGAAGTCCTTCTTGACCTCTAGGTTCGCGTGCAGGTCTCGGGCGCTTACCGTCTGCACGGCACTGTCATCCAAGGTAGATTGAGTCAAAGTAATTTCGTTCATTTGTTTTCCTTATTATTGAACGGGTTGGTGGGGATACTATTAACAGCCTGGGCTATTTCTCCAATAACCATTAACCCAAGTACCGTTGTTGGGGTCCTTGGTTAGGGTTATTGACGAAAATCTACGTTGAGGCCCGATTTCGGCGCGCTACGGGCACTCCGGCGTAGCCTTTAAGTTGGCGAACGCGCTTGGAAAGAGTCGATGCGGGTATGTCGGGATAGTTTCGAGCTGCCTGGGTGACTGACAACTCACCAGACATGACCCTGGACACGGCATCGGCAATAACTTTGGCCCTCTCCGGGTCGTTGATCACCATACCCAACGCCGAACCGTAGAGCTTTTTGGTGCCGTCGGCGTTATTCTTTTTCGTGAGCTTGCTGCGTGTCAGCCAGACCCCCAATGTGCCAACTTTTATGCCACATAGGTCCGCCACCTGCTCTCGGGTGATGTCACCGGCGTGCATCTTGGTGGCGAGGTCTTTGAATTCTTTGGAGTGTCTTGTAATGTTCATGTGCGTAGTCTAGCACATGTAATTACAAAGGGCCAGAAATTTTGAAATTTATTGAAGCCTGGTGGTACAGGGGTCATGCTATCAAATTAGTAGCAT